CTGTGCCTGCGATGCAGCCGAACCTCCTGCATCTGCAAGAGCCGCTTTAAACTCGTTTGTTTTATCAGCCGATACAGCCGCCATCTTATTGTATGCATCAAGCCCTTGCACACCAAAGATAGTATTAAGGGTAGCGTTCTTTTGCTGATCCGTCATTCCAGATAATGCCCCTGTGAGATTATCTACCACATCGTTAAAGTCACGTGCAGTTCCATCAGCGTTATATGCAGATACTCCCAAGCTATCCAAAGCCTTTTTTGCCTGATCTGTAGGTGTATAGACCTCAGACATTGCAGAGTTAAGCGCAGTCGTTGCATTCGAGCCAACAACATTAGCTTCTGCTAATTTAAGCAGAGATAGTGTTACAGAGTCCGAAGCCTGCCCGTAAGCTGAGGCATTGGCAGATACACCAGATAATGCCTCTCCCAAACCGCTTACATTAGTATTTGCAAGGGTAGCACCCTTAGCCATCAAATCTGCATAGTATGCCGCGGATTTGCCCTCTTTGCGAAAGCCTTTCAATGATGATGTAAGGTATGTAGCAGAGGATTCCATCGACATTGCGCCAGCCGAAGCAAGATCAAGTGTCGTACTTAAAAGGGTAGCTCCGTTGGCATCTTCGTTTAAAATATCAGCCGCCGACATGCCAGCCTGCGATAATATATTGATACCTTCTGCTGCCTCAGTTGCCGTAAATTTTGTCGTTGCGCCCATCAGTTCAGCTGCAGCCTTCAAGTCTCCGATTTGCTCTACCGTCTGACCTGTTGTCGCTGCAATCTGTGATACCGCAGTATCAAACGACATACCAGTATCAACCGATGATGTAATCGCTCCTTTGAGCAAATCAAAGCCTTTGGAGGCAACAGTTCCAATAGCATCCGCAATAAGCTTTCCTTTTGCGGCAGCTCGTGTTGCAAGGCTTTCAAGTCCCTCTTCCATCTCTGATGAATCAAGGCTGATACCTGCAACAAGATCAAGTATGTTCAAATCGTTACCTCCAATCCTGCTTTACTCGTTACATTTCTGACAATTTCCTCCGCACTCTCTTTTTCTTTTTCCTTTCCGTCTCCATACACGGCATCATAAAAACGATATGGCATTATATGCCCTCCTGCAAAATTTGCAGTGTTTTCAGCGATCTTTTGCAGCGCATCAGTAACATAGACTCTATACATCAGCTCTTCCATATACTGTGCCTGCCGTGCTTGCACATATGTAAAAAAGCCAGAAAGCGTGCGCCCTCTATACTCTCCTATAGCTAGCCACAACACTTTCCGAGTCTCTTTGTCTGCGCTTGTTAAAAAAGTCGCTGAAATTCCTGATCAGTAATCAAATCAATCAAATCCTTGGTAAAGCTTGCAAGAGAGAGATTCTCAACATACTCTTTCTTACTCTGCCCAGAGATAATGCACATAATCTCGATCAAATCATCTTTATGCCCTTTGATAAGCGCAGGCAGATTTTCTTTCAGTCGCTTGATTACTGTATTTTTCTTTTCTTCTTCTGGCACAACCGCCTTTTTAAAGATAGCTGCTGCCTTATCATCAATCGCAATGTTAGTTACTGGTGCAATCAAATCAGCCAGTACATCAAGTACACGATCACCTTTTACATCAGATAGCTTCATCATGTATCACCTGTTCCCTTTTTAAAATGTACTTCATACGGTACGGTATCTGGTGACGTTAAGGTGTAGTGTGCTGTGTACTCAAACGCAAATGTACCTTTCACTTTGTCACCTGTCTGCAAAGCAAATCCAGTTGTTGATAAGCTATTTTGCAAGTGGATCGCGATTGCACCACCATTGCCGTAATCGCCTACAAACCAGATATCTGCAAAATCAGAATCCTGTAAATCATCTCTTGGTGTGATCTTGAGCTTTGACGTGTCAAGGTCTGCGCCTGCTGCTAAGGACTTAGCCTGTTCTGGTGTCATGGAGACGTAAGTGCCAGATGCCTTGATCTCACGGCTTTCGATCTGCTTTAATTCCTTCGTATTCTTAGGACAATTATCAATATCCTCACCATAGTCAACGAAAGATGGTGTATCTGTAAAATTGATACCGCCAGAAGTTGCACCCAAAATATTTGCTATAGATACCGTCCACGTCTGAGGGTCAAACTCAGAAAGCAAGATACCTGCATTCATTTGGATATGCTCAAAAACATTTTCTGGCAGTTTTGTTGCCATTTTTGCCATATTATTTACCTCGTTAAATACTCAAGTGTGACGTTCATGTATCTGCGTTTTACCGTCGGTGATGTCTCGTCCGTGAGGGACTGACACCACGGAACACCAGTTTTTACCCAGATCAAGCCCTCGTCACACTCAATCAAATCATGTTCTAAGATATATTTTCTAAATTCCTCGGCTTTTTGGTTAGGGATTGACTCCGATTCCGTCCAAAACCACATGTTGACTACTATAGCCATGTCAGGATCCCCAAAGCTGCCTGTGATATACTCATAGGTCAGCCACGGAAAAACCGTGTCATCAGGAACGGATGTGGAAGGATAAGCTGTCATGCCAAAAGCCGTAAACCATGCCTGTAGTGCCTTATCTTTACTCAACTAACCCTGTCTCCTTCCATGCCTTATGCAGTTTGCCACCGTTCCATGCAATCCAGTCCACCATTTCTTCATTCATCGCCCATGCACCGACAATGCTGTGTGAGTTAAAAGTAAGCCCTGACTCTGCGAGGAAAGCATGAACAATCTCGTGCCTTAAAACCTGCTTTACTAGTTCCTCTGGCGATGTTGCAATTGGATCACTATCGGGGTCTGTCTCAGGGTCTACATAGTAAATTTTCTTTCCGTAGAAATCACACCATCCATCAGCACCCTCACATGTTTTATATTGGTCGCGGCTTACTCTGACGATTTTGTAATTGCAACCCATTATGTTTACCTGATCCATCATGTTGTTAACTCCCACTTCTCTGCTGTTACCTGTGCCATATCTAATCCTGATACCTGCGGTGATACCTTGTCTCCTGCATCAGAGGTTACGCGGAAGGTCTTGCCGTCCGAAAGCCGCTTGAAAACGTCATGATATGCAAGCTGACATGATCTATGAGTCGTAATTGTAAAAACGCTTGTTACCCCTGATTTCTCAGCGACACGAGCGTCTAGGGATGTATCACGGCTAATAGCCGCCTGAAAGCCTGCCCCTTCTACCCATGTAGTCTGAAAGCCTCCTGCGCCATCTGGCACACGCTTTTTCTCAATCAGTCTACAATCTTCCATCATATTTTCTACAAGTTTCATATCTTCCTCCATGTGTGCAGGCGGTTTCTGAAAGCCTCCTGCCAGGTAGCCGTTCCAGTGCTTCCTTGAGTCGCCTTGGTATAGCTATAGCCGCCAAAGGACTCTGACATATACGGTGTAGGGTCTCCGTATTTCTTCTGCCACTCCTCGATATCCAGTGCAAGATCAACGACTTCCTGCGGTATGCAGAGGGCGGAAATCGAACCGGTAAATCGCTCCTCCACTCTGCATTCGCAAGGATATCTATACACCCCATCGTGAAAGACAGAGCCTTGAACCAGAAAATATTGCCCCTCTTGCAGAAAGGTGATGGGCTGCTGTACTCCTGCATCATCAATGTAGATATTATTATCTCGGAGTGTGAAAACACCCTCATGTGTGCCATTAGGTGCAACAAAAAAGTTGCGTATGTGTGTTAATACCTGATACAGCATAGCCCCACCTTTCTTAGCCTAAAGACTTGATACGTGCAATCGGGATCGCCTTGTGATCGATCTTAGTACCTTTGGTGTTCTCTACCAATGTCCAGTTGGTTGCTGTCTTAAAATCTGTCGGCATAGGGGAAATAATGCCTGTAGGCTTCTTGAAGGTAATACCCCTTGGTGCAATTACCTTTCTCTGGCGAGTTACAAGAATATCTTCACCGCCATTAGTCAGAGGATCACGTGTTGTTTCATTAGGGACTGTTGCACCGATGTCGCAGTAGTCCATTGATCCTCTGCCGAGAATATAAGAAGTGTATGCACCTGTTTCCTCATCAAACGGCACATCATCATCAATCAGAACGGTTCTGCCGTTCCATGTTGCAAGTGCAAGTTCCTTTTCCACTCCGTTAGCGTCTACTCCCTTGCCATACTGCAAGAGCTGCATGTTCTCCAGATTGGTTGATACCTGAGAGTGCATGATCACGAGGGAAAAGATATTCTTGTTAGCTCCTGCCGCCTTCTGAATAGCACTGTTGAGTGTTGTTGCATTAACAGTCTTTTCCGTTTCTTCCGTGATATCCAGTGTGTGAGCGTCTACGAACTTTTTATCGTTAGTCGCTGTCATGGAGAAAATGCCCTCTAAGATCGCAAGAATGTTAAGCTGCTGATCATCGTCCCAGTAGCCTCCAACCTGCTTTGCAATCTCAGCCATAAAATCATGCCCTGTGATATCGTGTGTAAAATCTTTTTCTTTCCATGCTTTGGCACGTCCATAAGCAATCATGCCCTGCAAGTAAGTATCAATGCCTGTGGTTGTGATAGTGGTATTTCCATCGTAATTCTGCGAATCGCCACCAATTAAGCCTACCATTGGGATAGATGCATAGTTGCCGCCTGTGTTCTCAGCAAGCATTGTCTTTAACTCTGGTCTGTCTCTGAAAATTCCTGCCTTTAAGAAAGCATTCTGCTTAATTCTTGGCACACCTTCCAGATACTTTCCAAATACTTCGCCATTAAAATGTTTATCGTCAAAAACCGACATATTTTACCTCTTACTTTCCGAGCCATGCTTTAACGTCTGGCGCATCAGGATGTGCATTTGCGTACTCCATCTTTTCACTAAGAGACATTTTCTCAAACGCTGACCCACCGCCATTATCAGGTGGATTCTGGGTATCTGCTCCTCGCTGCTCTGTGGTTGTAATGTAGTCCTTGTAGTTTTCCTTGATGCTCTTGGTAAGCTCCTCAGCTCCCTCAATCTTGCCATCTTTCAAGGTTAATGCTTCAATTTCCTTGGCGCTTGCCTTAACCACCAGATCAACCAACTTATTTGATACTCCTGCACTTGTAAGCAACTCTTTGTAAGCGTTTTCTTTCGCCTTTGTTTCCTGTGCCTTAGTCTCATTAGCCTTATAGTCCTCAAATGCCGTATGTTCGGAGTTGTACTTGTTTTCCCACTCCTTCGCCTTGGTTTCCCACTCGCCAGCCTTGTTCTTTGCGCTGTCCTTTGCATCATCTAACTCAGCCTTTAACTGGTCGGTTTCCACGTGCAGAAGATCGAGGATTTCTCCAATCTTCTCCTCATCTGTTGCATTCTCGTTTTTAAGCACTGCTCTAATATCTGATTTCTTTAAACCCATTGCTATTTCTTCTCCTATTCTTTGGGGCGCATTCTCGCGCTATAGCCGTATTGCGACTGTTATTCTTTACAGTGGCTACACCCTACCATGATTTTTGATTGATGTTGTGCCAACTTTCAAAATGGCAAAAGAAAAAGGAGGGTGTTAACCCTCCAAATTCTCTCGTATAATCTTTGCATACTCATCCGTATGATTTGCAAGTGCAGGCTTCAAATATGGTTGCGCTTTCTGCCCATTTGTCATGTGCCAGTTACCCTTGCTATCCTCGTATACCCACGAGGTTTTTCTTCCACCGTCAGCATACTTTCCAGTGCCCAACTCAACATACGGTGCATACTCTACATTAGAGCCTATCAGTACCTTGTTATCTCCGTCCATCTGGTGTGTGATGCTATTGCGCAGGTTTCCAGTATCTACTGGACATTTTTCCTTGGCATATCGTTCCGCTGTCAGTCCGCACTCCTCTAGTGCTTTTTTGATCTGATCGCGGCTGGCACGGATAACAGCATCAGTATTATCAATCTCAATTCTTATGCTACTTCCCATGTCTCTGTTTCCACTCCTTATAACTTTTTACGCTGTGATCGTTTCTCCTCGTCTGGTCTGCATGTATCGTGATTGCTACCATAGTGCAGCGGCAGCCGTATACCTCGCACGGCTTGCCTTTAGGGTCAGCAGGGTACATACAGCCGTTTGGGAAAGGCTCGTCATACCTCACCCTTACTCCGTTTAATTGCCTGTGTGAATTTCTCACTTGGTTGTCGTTTGCCGACATCCATTCTTTCTGTATTTCAATCCCTATGGCAGAGGCACGGTTATAGCTTTCCTGCCGCCCACCATTCTGCGCACCTGTTATCATCGTCCTTGCATTGCTGATAGCTGCGCTGCGGTTCATGTTGGTGACGTTTTCTAGCCGTTTTGCTAAATCACTCACTGCATCCCCTTGTAAGATACCTTGCAGCACTGCATTCTGCACCTTTTGGCGATTCCATCGCTCATCCTTTGGGATATCTACTCTTGCAGGTGGTAGCAACTCAATCTCACCCTCAGACAGCCTCCTGATTGTGTCCTCGTCCAGAAGGTCAAAGCTTATGCCGCTTCCCTTCTCAATCTCATAGGCTGAGTAGTTGTAGTTCTCGCGGAACACCTCAGGGGTAACGTTGTTGATATAGTCAGCCGCCAATTTGTTTGCATCAGTCAGCCGCCTTGCCATCTGATCTCTCAAAGCTTCCCACCTCGCCCCTCGTGCTACCTGATTGTTGATCCACCGGAAGAACTCTGCATCTGTATATTTCCCTTCCATGTATGCGTTATACTCTTTTAGGTAGCGTGATTGAAACGTTTTAAAGTACTCCGTAGCCTTTTCTTTCAGTTCTTTGTGCGCTTCCTGATATACCTGTTGTAGCCGCTTTTCTACCTCTCTCAGCCTTTTTTCTGTGTATTTGTCGGAATAACTACTCACTCAGTATCAGTCCCTTCCTCTTCGTCATCCTCGTCCTCTTCATCGTCTGCTGAAAATCTCTTAATTTCTTCTGCCTGCCGTTTTTCGATTTCTGCAATAGCTTCCTCAGGAGTAAGGAACGGAAGATGTTGTATAACGCACTCGTCAGAAAGATAGTTTGCAGCTGATAGCACCATGTTTGTCTGCTCACTTTGGTTTACAACTCTGTTCCAAGTAAGAGTAGGATTGTCGCTGATTCCTGCGAGTTCAAGAATCTTTTGCACGAAATTCAAAACATAATACTCAAAATCCGCACACTTATTATCTTGCGACTGATACGCCGCTTGAATCTCTTGTGTAGTTTTTGCAGCTGCCGAGAGGGTGGAAACATCCAGAGTTTGGAAGTCCTCGTATATATCACGTCTGAGAATTTCCAACATGGTGTTTCTTGCGTCCGTGGGAATCTCTAGTGTATGAGCTTCTGCTTCTGTGCCATCCTCAACTGCAGCTGCTCTTACGGACTTCATACGCTGAATGAATTTTGCAAGGTCTGGATCGTCCATACCTCCCTCATTTTTCAGTATCCAATAGAATCCTGCGGTATCATCAATATCATTTGCAAGTCCACTCTTGATATAATCGTAGCAATCTATGCTCTCTTTGATGCCTACCAATTCGCTCTCATGTGAGTCATTGGCATATAATGGGATGATCGGCAACTCTGAATAGTTGCTCTCAATTTCTTCATCTACTCCTACAGCCGTACGTTTGATTGTCTTGATATAGCCATGTTTTCCATCCTTCGTCCTCACTGGGTCGTTGTTGATCTGAATGTAATCGGTATAACCGTCTGGCTCATACAGCGTACAGTGAAAGACAACGTCTAAACCAATTTGGCGATACCAATATCTAATTCCTGCCATCAACTGTGAAGTCTCTTCATCGTACAGAGGGCAGAAACCCGGCTGCGATGGTGTATCAGCGTACCCGAACACTTCCAGATGATCCAGGTTCCAAAAACCGAACGCCCTACCGCCTGCCATTGCTCTTTTTGCTGCAAGCTGTAGCTTAAAATCAAAATCTTTTCCGAGCTTTTCCTTGTTTTCTGGTTTCTCCAACTTCAAGCCGTTTCCGAGAACGTACTGCACTTGCTGTTGGCACAGTCTGCGGAAAAAGAGCGTTTTAAGCTTGTAATTTGCTGAGAAAATATCTTTTACCTGCTTACCGCTCACAGTATACAAAAACTTCTGGAACTGCTCTATTGTAGTGTTGTGCTTGTTGTAGTACCGCTCACCATCTTTGGCTTCTGCGTACTCCTTTGTTCCTCTGAACTCTGCCACAGCTTCTACACAGAAATCACCCTTGCCCTCGTCTGGGACGTTTACTAAATCTTGATATGTTTTCAATCTATACTCCTTACAGCATGTAATTGCCGCTTGCTACTGCTGCATCAAGTGCGGCTCTTGTCTTTTTTATCAATCTCTTGGTTCTTACAAAATATCGTACTGCATCCATGCAATGATCGCTTTCCTTGTCCACTTTCTCCTCGCCTCGGTCTAGGGCTTTCTGATTCCACACGTAAGCCCCAAACTCTTTTATGGTGTATTTGCAGCAAGCCATAAACTTTAATCGCCTAGTTTGCAGCATGGTTGAAACGTCTGAAATTCCATTCGTTACATCGTTATCCGCATCCTTTACATGCAGCCCTCGGTTTCTTACCTCTACTTTCAACGCAGCAGCAGAGGGGTCAATGATTACCTGCTTTGGCTTGATTCCATTTAGCATTTCCGCAAGTCCGTCTACAAGCTGTCCCACTGTCTTTTGTTGACTCTTCTCTCGCCCACTGTAGTAGTATTCTTTCAGGCATAGCCAATCGTCTGTCCCTGCAATTCTGCGCCAGAGTAGAAAAGTCGTTGCGTTTTGAATACCAAAGTCAGAAGAAACGTAATAATCTCCGATTGTGTCAGGTTCTTCTTTCAACACGTTCTCTTCTTTCGAAAACATATCATATACAAGTCCCTCAGCTATGCACCAGAGTCCGAGAATATAACGCTTATAGAACACTCCCACGTACATGCTGCGATATCGTTCTTTGATCTCTTCCGAAAGTGAGAGGTTATCGTCCATGGTAAAGTGCAGGTAAATCAGTTTCTTTTCCTTACGCTTATCTATCCAATTTGCCTTGAACCAATGTGAAGGCGAATCAGGATTGCAGTTAAACCAGAATTTTGAACCATCAACAGAACAACGTCCTGTCGCTTGGTTAACGAAGCTCTCAGGCATAAGAGCCACTTCGTCAAAAAATACACCTGCAAGCGTGATACCCTGTATCAAGTCTTGTGATCGCTCATCCTTGCCACCAAAGACATAAAAGTAGTTCTCCGTTTCACCTCTCGATATGACAATCAGGTTATCAGCTCGATGATCCTCTACTTTATAGCCTCTGGCTCTTAGCATCAGCTTTAGCCAAAAGAGAACGTTGCGGCGAAATGATCCAATGGTTTTACCGCACATTGCAAAATTCTGGTTTTCGAAGGTAGTCATAGCCCAAAATACAAAGGCTAGTGACATACTCAGCGTTTTTCCTGATCGAATAGCACCATCTGCAATGATGCCCTCCATATCTTTTACTGGGGATGTATCACACCACCAATTAAGCACCTTGCGTTGCTTTGGAGAGAATGGTTTAAAATGAAAAAACTGTTTAACTTTCTTTATCAGGCTCATCTGTCCAGCCCTCCCAATCCGCAGCAGCATTACCTTCAAGTGCTTGCAGGAATCCGTCATCAGCAAGCTCTTCCTGCTCGTTATCCTGCTTTAGCCGTTCGGTTTGTGCGTTGATCTGTGCTATCCTTGCCTTTTGCTCGGCTGTAGCTAAGTCCATATGCGCTGCTAGCCAATCAAGTGCTTTCATACGGTCAGCCAGCTTGATACTTGCCCCATCTTTTCCCTGCTTAACTTCTGCAAGGATAGTTCCGTCTATCTCAGCAGAGGGCTTGAAACGAACAAAATTAACAATCTTGGTAAGCGGTTTTTTCTCTCCTGTGTCTGGATCTTTTACTTCTACCAGTCCAGATGCCCCTATTACTGGAACTTCCTCCGTTCCAAAGGTTAGATAATCGGTGATATCAGAAAATGCAATATCCATATATTTCTGAAAGATATCAGACTCATCCAAAAGTTCACGGTTTAGTCGGGACTGTTTCAAGCGCTGAATCTCGTTTTTAATTTCAACGTTTTTCAACAGTTCATGTCCATGCCCACATGCCATTTGGTAACTACATTGATACGCTTTTTGATACGCTTTGGTCGCGTTAAAGCAGCGCACATAAAACATGCAGAAAAGTTGCCGTTTATCTGTCAGTTTTGGATTCTCCATCACCTGCTTAACTTCGGACTCTACAACTCTTTCCTCTAGGGTTTTCCTTTTATTCGAACGCTCGTTATTTTTTAGCGAACGTTCGCTTTTCTTTTCCGAACGCTCGGTGTCTCCCTTATCCCACTTATAAGTGCTTTTCCACCGTCTAACTGTCCCTTCTGGCAAGCCCAACTGACTTGCAATCTCGGTTAATTTCTTACCCTGCAAATACAATTCCTTTGCCTGATCAATCCTTGCATCTGGTGCTCTTGCCAATTTGTTCACCTGCTTTCCGTATATCAAGAAAAGCCGCCTTTCCAGACGGCTATGCACCCTGAGGGTGTGGCGAACCAGAATTGCACTGGGGGAGTGTATCAACTCAGCCACTTTTACCGCCTGTGGCTTATAGGAGGTGTATAGAGTCGTCAACAGCTTTCTCCGTACTCCCATATTGTAGAACTAATTTTGATTGATGTTGTGCCAACTTTTAGAATCCTGCATTTTTTCCAACGGAGTTTACAAAATCTATTTTCCACCGCTGAATTGTGCGCTCCGAGAAGCTTAATATCATTGATACCTTAGGCACGCTGTAGCCCTCGAAGAATAGCAGCTCTATAGCTTGTAGCCTATCTCTGTAATTCCCATGCTTTATTGCAGTTTCTTTTACAGCCTGCTCCATTGCTTTTTCTATCATCTTCCCTTGCCGTGTAGCAGGTGTAGCCCTTGCATAGTGGTTAATCATTCCCAGTACTATGTTGTACCACCAATTCTTATAGCGTGATGTGTTCAATCATCATCACCACCTACGGCACATACTGCAAAAACAATAGTTACAATAACACCTGCTAGAAATCCACCAATAAACAATTCCATGTTACCCTCCTTATCTCTCAGCCTTTTCGCGCTGAATCCAACTGTAAAATGTCGTGTATGGTGTGCCGCATCTTTCTGCTCCCATTGCTGCTGTTATCTTTCCTGCAAGTACCAGGTCGCATACCTCGCGGAAATTGTCTGGGAAGTGTGTGCCGTACCCATCTTTTCTCTGCTTGGTTTCTCCACTCTCCTCTAGCCGTTTTATTGCCTCGCGTCTGAATCTTGCATGGTTCATCTTGCATTTCTTTCCTGCTTCTGCTGCATTGATTTTTCCTGCTTTCCACTCTTCGTAAACCTCTTCAAAGTTCTCTGGCAGTCCCTTCTTGTTGCTTGCATAGGTGTGGGTTTCCCCTCTCGCCTTCAAGATTTCCTGTGCGTACTTCTCAAAAGTTGTACAGCTTACTCCAATTTCTTTCGCTGCATCAACCGCAGTTATCTTCCCATCTCTCCAACGTATGTATAGCTCTTCTGGTAACTCATTCTTTCTTTTGTATACTCGGTTTCTTTTGGGGTTTTGCACTCGCTTCTGTGTGATCTTCTGTGTTTCCTGCTTCTTCTGCGCATTCTCCCAGTGTAGCCAGTTTTTGTACATGGGGCGGTTCTCGTACTTCTTCCCCCACAGTCCCAAGTCCATGTTGTGAGCACGAACATCTGCTACAGCCGCAGCTTCCTCTCGTGTAGAAAATAATCTTGTGCCTAGGTCGCTCTTTTTCCAATAGAATAAGTTATTGGCATTGTCACCCACCTCTCTGTGCAAGCACACAGATACGCAGCCTAGCCCACCACTTTTCCACTTGTACGGAGATTTTACAATGCTCTCCACTACCTCAAGTCCGTAATTTCTAAAACCTTCCAGTCCCTTATATCTCATCGTGTAATCGCTTGTGTAGTACTCACATACACAGTATACTTTGTCTCCAATTTTTGGATTCCACTCACTTTCTGCCATTTCTTACCTCCTGTAATTCTTCCCAAAAATCGTTTTAAAATCATCATTGGGATATTTTCTTTCAAATGCCTTTTGCCCTTCCTCGTGCAGCTTTTCCGCTGCCTCTTTGCAAAAATGTACACCGCAAGGCGGTTCGTTGTGGTGGTTATGGCACAGCCAAACCTTTAAGCCGTACTTCTCAGACAACTTTCTATTTGCCGTTCCTCCAAAGATATGGTGCATTTCTAGCCCTGTATCTGGTAGGGACATTTCTTTCCCTACCAGTCTGCGGCAGACATAGCACTCTTTTTTTGTCTGCATTATACTTTTCATTTTTTCTTAGCCTCTAAATCAAAATTCGGTTCTGAGCGATACTTCTTGAAAAATGAAGCGTCACGAGTTACTTCCATTTCTGGCAATCTCTCTTCACAATACACTCAATTTTGTTCCGCTACTGTAGGTGCTTCATCAATTTTTTTCTTAAGCTTATTATTAACCAAGTGAAGGATTCTTGCCACATACATTGCTGTTACTGGATCATCGTTATCTAGCTCATTATCTACTCCGTCTATACCTTCTCTGCACACATCATCAATCACTTCTTTAATTGCATCCGCATCAATCAATCTCATCTTCTTCCTCCTCTCTCGGAAAAGCATATTCTTTGCTATCCGTAAAAATAATGCGATCTGGCTGTTCTCTGGCAACCTCTCCGTTCTCATACTCCACGATTGCCAAAGTATGAGAAACCACACCAGACGGCATACCACCAATAAATAATTCTTCTCTCACTGGGTAACTTACGTTTTCCCACTGATGAAACATTGCAGGCTTTTTTCTCACTCCATGCTTAACGTAGCAAGGGCGAAGCCCCTGCACTACTTTTAATTCCATGTCCATGTTCATACTTGCTTTTATTCCTCCCAGTAAAGTCTCTGCCCGCAGTTATCGCAATATTTTGTTACCATTGGAATAACTGCGACGAACTGTTTGCAGCATTCGCATCTATAGATATCTGATACATAATTCCCCTTTTCAATTCTAGTTGGCTTCATTGGAATTTGTTTTTTGATTGCTTTAATCGCAATTTCGCATGTAGCCTCATGTTTAAAATACTCAATCGCTTGTGTTTTCCATCCATCTTTCCAACACTGCTTTCCTAACTCGTTTTCTGCCTCTCCGATATCCTTCAAAATGTCAAATGCCTCATCGGAATCCAACTCAAATTTAATTTGTTCAGCCATTTGTTTTTCCCTTCATCAGATTAATTTTCTTCCCACAGTATGGGCAAAATTTGAAGTTAAAATTCAGCGTTTTTGTGGGATAGACGCTATATTCTTTGCAACTGCTGTAAAAGATCGTCATGCTTCCAAACAAGGTCTTTTCCCACTTGCAAAATTCATCTTTCAATTCGCACCTCCTTTAATTACGGTTGCATATCCAAATCTTTTTTCTGAGAGGCAATAGGTTTGCATTGCTATCTCATCTGCATTTCTTTCTGCAAGATGTTTTTGATAGCACTTTTCAGCTTTGCTTGCAGCTTCTACATCTCCGTATGCTCCTGCATACCATCCTGCGCCACAAATATTACAATGGTAAACCTTCTCGCCCTTGATTTGATGACATCTTTTAAAATGCTTCTCCGCATCTAATATTTTCGAAAACACTTCATTACATACCGGGCAAAAATATTTCGTTTCACACACGATTCGTTTCCAACTCATTTTCGCCAATCCTTTCTCGGATTCGGTTCGCAGCAGTCTCCGCATACCCTTCTGTTCTCTGATCCGTTCCGATATACCTCATACCGTTTTGCATTGCCTCAATCTGCAATCTTTCCTCTGCATATGTTGGTATCTGATAATGGTTCACTCTTAGCCGCTCTGGTAGCTGCAAATTCTCTCTTGCTTGTTGTACATATCTACCATGTACCTCTCTAAAGGCGATTCTATCACCCTCTAAGTTCTGGCTATGGCAGAGATTTTTCCAACCCAGGCACTTTACAACCTCTTTTGTAATCGGGCTCAAACTCTCAAGAGCCTCATCCTCTCGCATATATCCATACTTGTGCATCGCTGTCAGCCACTCAGCCCAACCCTGCTCCCAGTCTGGGAGTTGCGCTGCATTATCCTCTGCACACCGCTTGCGGATATCTGCAATTGTAGGTGGGAAGTGTTCTTCCATGATGTATCGCGCAGCTGCGTTCTGCACCTTCTGCATCGGGATATCTTGCAGCATCTTATACCACAGCTCAACCGCTGCATCAGAATCCAAAAAACCCTTTGTCGGATACGCTGTTTTCAGAATCGTTACTATCGCCAACCACGCTTCCTTCTCCAGTGTTAAGCCCATTTTTGATTGCCCAAGATTTGATTCCATCATATCTGTCATCACCTTTCTTTTCCTGCTCTCTCGTCACTCGGTTGCTGTAATTTCCGTCCAGAACCTTCACAAAGTTGTTCGGCATTACAAACCAATCAAAAGTAATCGCCCAACCTCGATCATTTAAACCCTGTAAGAAGTTGCTTACTTTGATTTGCTCAATAGCTGACAACACTTTATCTTTTCCATGCTCTCGGATTCGTGCTGACAACTTTCTATATCTTGCACTTGATGCAGCCATCTTACTGATAGGCTTGATTCCTAAGCTCTGCAACTCATTCCAAGCCTCTGCAATCTCCTTGATATCAAGTGAGACGCTTTGCGTTTCACAAGTCACATCGTCAGATTGACTATTACTTGTATTACTCTTGTATCTAGTCTCTGAGTCTGTATCTATACTCTTATATCTAGTATCTAAGTCTTTATCTAAACTCTTATATCTATTCTCTTTCTCTAGGGTCACATTTTCGTAACTGTCCGTCACATCACCGTCACATTGTGACACTTTTGCATAACATTGTGACGGATCATCGTTGCATTGTAACGCTTTGCGCTCTCTCATTCTGCGCATTCTCTCTGCGCTATCGCTCTCTGTTCCTGTCATGGCTGCGCACTCTGGCAAGATATACTCGTTTTCTGCATCGCCATCAATCAAGAGATTTTGAGCTTTTAAGAATGCGATTGTAACCTTTACATTCTCTGCATCCTCATCAAGATCAAGCGCAAGCTCATCCGCAAATGTGTCCTCGACTCCATCATAGTAGATTTTTCCATCCTGCTTTAAGGCAACTAAAAGCATCTTCAAGTAAATTACTGTGTAAGTATCGCCACCTGCGATTCTACGAAGCTTTTTAACTGGCTTGCTTTTAAAAAAATCATCTGAGAGCTTTAACCAATAGTACCTTTTTGCCATCCGTTTATTCCTCCTCTGCCTGCATCACCTGCAAGCGACAGCAAGGGCATGTGATAATGTTGTATTGAACACCCTTTGTAAAATTCGTTTTGTACTCACCCGGTTCCGCGTCAAAAATGCTTCCGCAATACGGGCATGTAAAACGCTGCATCTTTAACTTTTTAGTGCCATACTTAATAATTCTCATTCTTTACTCCTTTCTTTCCCCTCTGCTATGCCTTTTAGCAGTTTGATATGCTCTAGCTTATAAGTTATCAGTTAAAACCTCAAATCGCTTTAAAAGGCATCTACGGGGGTTTTAAACGCTATCAATAATCTTTCATGTTGTTGCTACCCTTCCAGATAGCAAGCATTCTTTCAACTTCTTCTGGCGTGGCAGTATCAATTCCAAGCGATCCTGCATCAGATACCGTGCTGTGTATTAAATCGCTCATTTCCTTGGTGTTATAAGTGGATGAACCAAAGTAGCATCGCACTATATAACTTTCGCCCTCTGCGCTCAAAATCTCAGTGTATCGGAACTTATCTTTCAAAATTTCCAGTGCCTGGGCGGTCGCTTTTAAATCTGCAAACACTCCATACTTTGAGAGCTGCAAGAGGTAGATCGTCCACTTATCAGAGCCAAGACGTTTTGCTATCTTATCGCACAGCACCCAAAAATATGCATTTGCATCCAAGCTTCGCTTGCTACGGTGCTTTTCCGCAGTAATATCTAGCTTTTCCACATCTTTTATTTCCTCTACCTCTCGCAGAGCTTTTTCTTTATCAGTCACGGAAAAAGTGATTTTCAGCTTGCCATCTAGTGATAAGCTCACGCTGTCAAACTTTCCAGAAACTACCATTGATCAACCTCAATCTGTGTTGGCGCAAAAACTAATTTTGTTCCCTTTTTGCTCATCTGTGTAACGATTTTGTAAAACGCTTTTGCACAATCGTTTTCACTATCATATTCTGCCACAGTCGCTTCGTTATGTTCGGTTCCGATGTATAAGCGGTTCTTGACATAATAGATGCACGAAAAATTATCAACGTTGTAAGCTTTGCGTCTTGATAAATCCACTAAAAACATTATTTAAATCTCCTTTAATTGAATGGTAAACCCTCATCTTCTACGCCGTCAGGAATATTCATCCACCCGTCCTTGTGCTGACTTGGTGGTGTGTTCTTCTGTGCCTCTGCCATAGCAGGATGAGGCACGTATGACTCGCCCTCGCTTCTCTTCTCGCAAAATTCCTGCGATTCGATTACCACATCAGTGGTGTACACCTTCTGCCCCTCTCTGTTGGTGTAGCTGCCTGTCTGCAAGTGCCCTGTTACAAGCATCTTCATTCCCTGGTGCATATACTTCTCGCAAAACTCTGCCTGATTGTCAAATGCTACGCAGTTGATAAAATCTGCTGTCTGGTCTCCTTGCTTTGATACTCTGCGATCTACTGCCAGAGTGTATCTAGCAACCGCCATCTGTCGTGTGCCCTGATTCGCGTATCTGACTTCTGGATCACGTGTCAATCTTCCCATCAAAATTGCTTTATTCATTTACTGCCTCCTTTGATTTGGTCGCTGCTAATCTCTTTTTACATTTGTTGTACTGTCCAAGCGTAAACTCATTTAAATCGTTTACATGGTACGCATTGCAAATGGTTTGCTTTGTAACTCCGGTTCTAGCCAACTCAGCCTCTAAAATCTTAATCTCGGCAGCAGTTACAGGCATGGGGCTCAGTTCCTGTGCTGTAGGCTCTTGTGTTGCACTCTGAGCGGTTCTTTTGCCGTAGTTAAAAACTTCTACGCCTTTGCTATTGATAACGCTTAATGCCGTGATTCTGCCGTCAGAAACCGTCATACTTCGAACTGCGAATCTTTCATAGCATTTATAGGTGTCTTTTCCTGCATCTTTGATTTCAACCTTATCAGCTGATATCCAGATAAACGGGGCTGTGTAAAGCTCTCTTCCAATGCCCCAACAGAAACATGCTCTCTTGAAAGCGTCCGAAGCTTGTCCCTTTTCCTTCTCGGCGTAGCTCTCCACTCCTACATCCTGCTTCCAAATCCATTCACGCTCCTGCGAATCTTCATGTAGTGTGCGGATTCCAACACTGCAAAAGAGGTTGCCGCCGATGATCTCGTATTTCTTCTGCCAGTTATCAGCTCCTACGGTATCATCTAAGATATTCTGATCTACTCTTGCGTCTTTATACAGCAGGAGTGACACACCATTTTTCTTTACAGTTGCAATGCGAACCTCCACATCATCCGCTGTTAATACTCTAAATTTCATCTACTCCATTTTCCTTTCTTTCTCTTCCCCTGCTTTCGCTGCTCTGTGAGGTTTTTCAGCAGGTTAGCATTTGCCATCCGTACTCTGGCAATCTCCCAAAGAGTACCGTTAAGCTTGCACAATACTTTAACCATGGCGGTAGCCACATCTACTACAACTTTTACAATTTCTGGCATTGCTTTCTCAAGGAAATACTGCTTTGGGTTCATGCCGTGAAGCTTCTTGAACTGCTTCTTTCTCTGTCTTTTATTCATTGCCTATACTCCTAGAATGATATATTTAAGTGATCCAGCCCCTTTAACGCTTCCATTACTTCTTGTAGACGTTTAATGTCGTCTGTTGTATCAGCTTCTTTTTGCAGGCTGTAACGTTTTACACGAATCACACATTCGCGTATTCCTTTTGCTTTTTCTGATTCAGATATCTCCTGCTTATTAGCAAAGATTTTAACCACTTCCTGATATTGGTTTTCATCTTCAACAAAATTTTTGAGTAGCTCGTTAAGATTCATTTTCCCCTGCTCAATCTGGCGATACATAATGCTAGCAACCTCTTGATAAAGAGAAGTGGAAAAATCTTCTGGTATGATAATACGTTTTAGCTGTGGTAACTTGGCTGGGTAACAGCTAAGCCATGTTAAGATGCAACTCTGAGCTGATTTTAGCCCTTCCTCCTTCTTCTCTCTTTTTGAGTCCGAAATCAGCGATAATACCAGATTGATAAATGCGCTTTTTATAAAATCACTTTCTGATTCTTCTTTTTCTGCGATACAATCAAAATTACTGTTAAGGAATGAGTCATAACACTTAACTTTTCTACATTGCCATTCTTCGCTACAGAGTTCTATCATATATCCTGTGCTTAAACTCTCCCCGCTTTCAAATGGCTCAGCATTAAGCTGACCAGTTCTAACAAAATAACAAGGATAATTTGCAGACTGATTCTTATACAGTTTCATTAGTGGTTTTTCCTCCTGCTTACTTAATCTGAATGTTATTTGTGGTAACGAGTGTTGCTCCGCCAATCAGCTTATCTCCTGCCTTCAAGGCTTTCTTGATTGCGTTTTTGTCTGGGGCTACTGTAAAAATCAAATACTCATCTGGCAGTAAAAACGTATCCTCAACCTGCACACTCTCTGACTTTCTCCAACCAATCGTAACCTTTGCGCTCTTGTACTTCTCACCGTTCTCCATATACTGGGAAAGATACTGCTTCAACCACTCAGCCTTTCTCTCTGCGGTTGCCTGACGTTTCTGCAATGCAAGCTTTTCAGCCTTCAAAGCCTCTACCTCTGCGCAAGTGTTCTTGTATGCAAGAGCAATGTTTTCAATCTTCTCATCACGAGCCATTGACAGCTCGCTAAATGCCTGCATTGCCTCCTCGTTGATGATCTCTCCTGTGTCTGGGTCTACTGCTGCGCCCCATGCCTGCTCAATCTGCGAATTGATTTCATACAGTGAAAATGCCATTACTCTTCTACCTCGCTTCCCTCTTCTGCCGCTGCCTCTACGATAAGATCACTCAGGTTGTTTGCACTGTGAAGAAGCTCCTCTGCTTCCTTGTAGTGCTGAATGTCCATTGCGTCTGCCGCTGCATCAGTTAAGTACTGGTGAAGTCTTTCAATCAATTCTGTATTTGTGATAGCCAAGCTGTAATACGGCTTTCCGTCATTTCCCGTCAAAACATATCCTGTAACACTGCTCATTTTTTTATCCTCCTTATTTTGAACCAAAGTATAATGCTATTGCCAAGCTGCCAAAGATAACACATCCAAGAATCAGGTCTGAGATACCCTTAGCAATTGCATCAAGAATTTTTTCACGCTTCGCTTCCTTCTCAAGTCGCGCCTTGAATCCTCTTGAAATCTGGCACTGTAATGCTCTCTCTGCATTACTTACAAGCTTTTCTACTTCCAATGTAGGCTGCCAAATTACCTTCATTTTGCTTCTACCTTCGCCTGACGCATTACCTCAAGTCTTGCTGCGTCTGCCATGCCTGAGGTATAACCAAGCAAGAATGTTCTGTAGCTACTAGGCAGGGTTGCCGCCTCGGTGATGATAAGTGGCAATGCCTCGCGCTGCTTGTCACTGAAATACTCTTTAATCTCGTTTAACATCATTTTGTCCTCCTTAAAATAATCTCTGCTGTGCGTTGGCTGCCGTGATCTGCTCCTCAAGTACTGTCGGAAGCTGATAGCAGTCAATGAAATCATGTACTTCTGCAATATACTTGCGCTTGATGCTCTTGTAGGTACTCACACAGCCATACTCTCTTTTTAACTGGCTGTAAATGTCCTTGTAAACCTGACTTCTGATGCTTCCATCAGCGTATGCCTCGCTGTCCTTACCGCCCAGGCACTGTACACCCTTACGCTTTACATGCTGCTGCACCTCGTCAATCTCGCATCCGTATAGAGGCATGTCATGCTCTAACTGATTTAAGTTTCGTTCAAGTTGGGTTGAGTTTCGTTCAAGTTTTTCCACCTTCTGGGCAAGCTCAATTGTTCCTTGTGCAATCACCTGTATCTGCTCTAATGGTGTGAGTGGTTTCTGATATCCACCAGTCTTGCGGATGCTCGGAAGTACTTCACCAGTTACCCACTTTCTAAACTTGCGTGCATTTTCCTTGCGGCTCTCTAAAATTACATCGTAAAGTCCGTCCTCATTGACAAATAACGCTTCCTGCGTTCTGCCAAGAGTGTCAATGATGGGGTATTTTGAAACTACCTCATCCGAAAGTCTTTGATTTACTACCTTTGCTGTAAGCTCTAATGATTTGCATACATCGGCAAGGCAAAACCACGGCTCACCGTTAATCACTTCTGTTCTGATCTCTCCAAATTCTGCATTCTGGAATGTTGTAAAATTGCTATCAACGACCTGCTTTTCTTCCACTGCTGCTTTCTCCTCTTCTGCTTTATTTTTTAAATTCTCTACTGCTTTTTCAAACAACGCATCTACCTTGCCCTCTGCTGTCTCTTCAAGTGGCTCCTTAACTGCTTCTTCTGGCTTTTCTCTGTCAGTGGCATCTGGCTTTTTTTCCTGTTTTGTAGCGTTATGCAGCCAGTTTGAGAAATCTGATATAGTATCTGGAGATAGCTTGCTACGCTTAC